CCAATGTCTTGTGGAAATTGAAACCCCTGTCCTTGGATTCTAGGGACTGATTCTGAAAAGTCTGTAACTCCTAATGCGTTTGAGTTTTCCCATTGATAATTAGCTGTTCCTGCTCCTGATTGTCCTGTGATAGTAAACGCCCCTGTTGTGTAGTTTATTGTTCCTGTTGAGCCTAATGACCCTGTTAAAGTACCATCGTAATTATCTCTAAACACTTCCCCTGATGATGTATCTGTAATTTGTACTGCAAAACAAGTTCTAGTTGCTCCCCCTGCTTTAAATGCTAGTGTACCTGATGCGACATTTGTAATCGCCTCTGATGTTACTGCTGTGTATACAGTAGAGTTTTGTGCATCAACATAAGAACCATAAAGACCTGTCTTATCGTCTACTCTCCCCCATAAGATACTTCTACCACTATCAATATAAGCAATACCTTTAAAGTTTTTAGTACTATCAAAAAGAGCTGTTGCACTTGTAGGGTTAGCTGTAACTATTTTCCAAATTCCATCTGTTGAGAACACATAAACAAAAGCACCTGCAAGAGATGAGTAGTTTGAGAATGAAGTAGGCGCATCTACTGTTAAGCCTGTAATAACATCTGTCCAAGTAGTTCCAACTAATGTTTGAATTTTAGTTCCTGACTTTTTAAACTGAACTATACTTCCGTTAGTTTTATATCCAATATGAATATCTGACACACTTCCAACTGCCCCAACATCTCCTAATAGTTTTTTACCTCTAGCAACTTCCATTGCTCCGTCTTTCGTAATCCAACCTATTCCACTAGAAAAAGCGTCATCAGGAATAATCTCATCGTCAAATAGATTGTGTATACCTTTTGTAAATGCTGAAATTTTCCTTGTTGTAGGCATATTATTGTTGAACTAAACGACTATTCCAGTAACACATTGAATCATAATACTCTTTGTATTTAGCTTGGTTTTCGTTCTTATAACTTTTAGCTTTATCTGATTGTTGAATAATAGAATCTTCTACTGCCATAGCGTATTGAAGCATTGGTTGGAATCTTTCTGGTATTAAAGGAGTATCTGAAAGAGTAAGAGATACTGGGTCTGAAATGTAATCAAACTCTATGCTTTCGGCAGATGTAGGTTGTTTTGCAAAGTATAAACGACTGTTAGCAATATCAATGTAGCAAACATTATCTTGGTTTAAATACTGTCTTCTATCTGACCAAGAAACAACCTTGTAAGGTTTATATGCTGTTCCTACAAATACAACAGGGTTACTTGCTTCATAAGAAAAGGTTTCTGTGTAGTTATAGTTTTGTGTTAAATAACCAAAATCACTAGGTAGAGAAATATACGGAAGTGTTGTTGATGTTGTACCTGTATGTGCTTTCTTTAAAAACTCCCACGCTTTTTGTGAGCAGATATATTTGTATATACGATTTAAAACAGAAAGTTCCTCTGTTGAAGAGAGTTCTGTTGAATCGTCTACTTGTAGTTCAAAGTCGGCTATGATTTGTGATGCTGTTGACATTGTTGATGAATTAAATGATTAACTCTATACCACTCACCGTATAGATGAGTAGTAAGAATTAACTATGCTACGGATTTATTACGCTTTAATGTGTACATCCAAAAACTTCTTAGCTCCATCGGCAAATGTTTTGATACCTGCTAGGTATGATGAGAATACGTTTGTACCTCGTCTATCTGCTGTTGGTCGCATATCTACTTCTTTCATATCTTGAACAACTAGGTCGATAGCTCCAAGTTTACCGTAGTAAGCGTGAAGTCGGCTTGTAGTTGTACCTGACATTGTAGTTGCAAAGATTGGTCTTCCTGCTGAAAGGATTGTCAATGTGTCTGTTGCATCTACATAAGTAGCTGATACTTGTGCTGCTGTAAGGATTGCTCGGTTTGCTGCTGATACTTCAAAGTATCCAGTAGCAGAGTCTTGTCCTGTTGCAGAACCGTTAATCATATTTGCTAGGATTGCTCCTTGTGCATCTACTGAAGCTGCGATGTCAAACTCTCCTGCTACTGCTGGTGCTGCTTTCGCTGTGAAGACAACTCCGAATACAGTAACGGTTTCATCTGCTGTTGCTACGTCTACAACGAGTCGTGTATCACCTGTTAGGTTTTCTGAAACGTAAAGTCTTGCGTTTGATACATCTCCTGAATAACCATTTGAGAACACATTACCTGCTAGGTCGATATTCTTTCCTAATAGGTATTGTGTAATATCTGAGGCTGCGTATGAGTCTACTACAAGACCCATATTCAATCCTACATCTTGGTTGTTTCGGTATCGTAGTTTAGCTCCCATTCTTGATACCATTTGAGGTACAGTTGTTGCAGTAAGGTCGATAGCTGTTCCGTTTGAAGCAATTGTTGTTAAATCTCCTGTGTCAAATGTGTAAAGTGCGTTTAATACTTGTCCAAAACATCGGTAATCTAGGTCTGTCGCAATTTTCTTTGCACATTCTCCTCCGATTTTTTCTCCTGGATTTAGTGGGCCAGCTTGTTTTACTTCTCCATCTGAAATGTGGAAAGCAATTTCTTTTTCTAGGTTGATTGTTAGCAATTCTGATGAATCTGTAACTGTATCAATAGTAGAAGCTGAACCTCTAACTGTATCTCTTACAAGTACACCTGAAAGGTCAAATGCTACTCGTTCTACTGATTCTCCAAATTTTAGTGTGGATTCGAATCGTGTGTTCATAACCTCTTTCGCAACTAATACCTTGTTGAAAATTTCTTGGTACAATTTTGTTATCGCAAGTCTTCTATTTCTTGCTTCACCATATTCCTATGGTGGTCAGGTCATATCATATAGAACTAATACATTTATGAGTGGTTTGCAGAAATCTTTTTACATTGTTCAATGAACATATCTTTTGAGAAAATGTTTTTCATATAGTTACAAAGAGTACAACAAGGGGCTACGTTATCTACTGTGTAGCCTTCTTTAGAATCTAGCCTATCTATTCCGATTGAGTCTTCTCCTAAGCAATAATAACATTTATTAGTTAATATTTCTAAAGCAAAACTATCTTCTATTAGATAATCTATCTTACGGGTTTTCGCACTGGCTTTTATCGAGTTAAGTCTACCTTTAGGGGTTTTCATATAAGCTCTTCTTGTTTCTAATGCTTTTCCGTAATTTTTCAAAGTCCAATTCCTTGCGTTCTTTATTCGCTTTTCCCTGTTTAAGCGATAATAATCGTCTTGAATTTGTTTTATCTTTTCTGGGTTATTATCTCTGTATCTTTTATTCTGAAACTTTTGTTTCTCTTTTTTATCCATACATTTGATAATACCACCTCATATTGTATTGTCAAAGTCCTATCGAGTTCTTATTGAGGATTATATTTATTCACCTCTGACCGTCACACACGCCCGAGAAGCCTTTCGCTATCTTCTCTGCTGGCTCGGTATTGTCCGTTCTGGAGTTCCACCGAATTAAACTCGTTTTACAACGCCTATCAAGTAATTTTAAGCGTTGTCAAATTGTGGCTTGAAATCTGTTAATGCCATTTTATTAAGGGTTTAAATTATAACCCCGTGCTTGTAGATTATCGAAGAACTCTTTGAGCTAAACCATCATTGTATTTCTTTTTAAGTATTGGGTTTGCCATAACTTCTTTGAAATACTCTGAATCTGTCTTTGCTTTTGCGTAGTCTACTTCTGTCGGTTCTACTGTTCCTCTTACAGTTGATGATTCGATTGTTTTTTTACCAGTAATGGCTGAACCGAATGTTTCTTCTATAAGTTGAGATACTGTTTTTTGTTGATTCTTTTCAAGTTTTCCTAAATCAAGAATAGTTTGTAGTTGGGCTATTCCTTTAAATTCTGGCATTCTTTCGAGTGCATTATTAAAGTAAATAGTTGCCGTTTCTACATATTCTTTCTCTTTCTGTTGTCGAGTTAGAGGTTCTAAAGTCTTTTTAAAGTCATCTTGCATTTCTGCTCGGAGTTCCTCTTTTAAGATTTTAGATTGTTTTTTAAGAAAGTCCTTATCAACATTGTATTCTTCTGATAAATCATCTAATGATGATTTTATTTCTTTTTCTGAAACTCTAATAACTAACCAACCTAATTCATTTAATAACTCATCTTTTATATCATCTCTTTCTTTTCTTTCGGGTAAAAGGTGTTGAGATCCGTCAATTTCAACCGCAACCATTTCATTTACGAAAGCAAAATCAATAAAATATGGAAAAACAGAATATTCTCTAACTATTGAATATTTTTTATCTAAACTATTTTTTTCAATATATTCAATACACAATTTTTCAGGGTAAGAGACGTTTGATAACCTCCAAGCTGTTTTTTCTGGGTTATTTTTCATAAACTCCAATCTTTTCTCTCTCATTATTTTTTTACTTTC